CATGTCTAAGGGTGAGAATGAATTGCTAAGTCCCGACTTCGAGAGTGGGATGCTCGTAGGGTTTGCGGACGGCCTGTCGCTTATGCACCAGATGCTTACTGATACGGTCAAGGTCACAGCGTCTACGATTCCGGTAGTTAGCGCTTTCCTGAGTGGCTTTGTTGACGGCATGGAAAGAGATATGCCTGCTATGTTGAAGGACTACCACGAAACAAAGGGCCTGTCCGTGTCGCTTGAAGTTACTGTTATAAGTAAGGATGGAAAATGGAATTGATTGACCATATGCCCGTCACAAGGCGCGACGGCAAGCTGATTGTCGGCGAAGGCGTCAAGTTCGAGCGTATCCGCCGGATCACCGGCTACCTTGTGGGCACGGTGGATCGGTTCAACAACGCCAAACGCGCGGAAGTGAAAGACCGCGTGAAGCATGTAAAGATGAACTAAGCGAAACGGCCCTACGCGGGCCGTCGCCGGATGATTTCCGGCCTGACGAGCACAAGCAAAAAGGAGACGTTATGACCGTTGCAGAGTTTATTGAGGAGTTGCAGGAAGATTACGATCCCCACGTTCAGATTGAAAGTATCCGCATGAAAACGTCCGATGGAATAATCTACTTCTATGGAGCAACATCGTTCTCCGGGGGTGACGGTAAAAAGGAGGAAGCATGACGTCAGCATCCCGTACTCTCTCGCCCGCGTCGACGGAGAGTGAAGCCGTAAGAAGGCTCCGGACGTTTCCCAAAGAAGTCATCATAGAGGCTTTTCTCTCTGTCGGCCTGTTTTTACGCGTGGATTCCGTTGTCTCTGAATGCAAAGAGATACATAGGGACAGACAGTTTAAAATGCTCATGAAACGCGACGAGGAACTCAGCGAGCAGCGGTATATACTCGCAAACGCACAACCGGAAGGAGACATAGAAGAATATTGTGTATGGAGGAAAAAGATGAAGAAGCTCATCGACGAGCAGGATATCATAGAAAAAAAGATAGACAGGCTTTTAGCCAGATAACCACGCGAAACGGCCCTGCGCGGGCCGTCGCCGGATGATTTCCGGCCTGACGAGCACAAGCAACAGCAGGAGGATATATGCCCCGTTTCATCCCCACCCGCTCCGGCGCTGGCATTCCCGCCATTCAAGACACGGCAAAGAATCGCATTGCGGCGGCTTTCTTTATTGATAAGGACGCCCCGGACGCCGCCGAGAAGATGGTCAAGGTATGTTGCGACGCCCTGAACAGTGCGGCACCTGTCGCATCTTTGCCTAAAAATAAACCGTGGCGCGCGCAATGACACGCCCAGATAAAATTTTCTGTGGCTCTATTGGTGTACGTTTTGGCACCAACCGCATGAAGATTGAACTTTCCCCGGCGGAAAACCACGGCGGCCCCGCCGGGCGCTTCCGGGTTCGGCTCGATCGGCGCTGGTACGATCTGGGTGATCGAAAGCTGTTCCTCTGCCCCGGCGAAGTCGCCGCCCTTGCCGCCGAGTTCGCGGCGGGCGGCGAGATCACGCCCGTGACCGTGCCGGATCTTCCTGTAAAGACCCGCGTCAAAGTGCCGCGCGGCGTACCGGGCGCGTCGCCCGTCTGGGCGGGCTACGTAGCCAGCGCGCCCATCCGCGCCGCCGACGGCCTTTGGTATGTCGCCGTCATGGTGTACGGCGGCGTTGAGCTTCACCCAGTCGACAACCTTGTGAGGTGCTGAAATGGAAACCAGACGTTCTCTCATGGCAAAATTGCATATCGCCCGTAAAGACCTTGGCCTTGACGACGACACGTACCGCGCCATGCTGCAAAACCTGACCGGCAAGCGCTCCTCGGCGGACTGTACGGATCGCCAGCTTGTGATGCTCGTCGCGGCCTTGCGCAAGCGCGGATGGAAAGACAGCCGCCCGAAGGGGCCGAAGGTGCGCCCGGAGTTTGAGGCGTTGCTCGGCAAGATCAACGCGCTGCGCATCGACACCAAAAAGTCATGGGCATATGTCGAATCCATCGCGGAAAAGATGTATGGAGTGCGCATTCCGTGGCTCGACGGCGAGCAGCTCGGTGGCGTGATTACGGCTCTGGTCAAGCACCAGCGGGCGCAAGGGAGGGCGTAATGTCTGACGCGCGCCTGCCCCGCAATGCCCGCGACATCATCGATCGCCTTGGTCCCGCCGTGACCCTGCGCCTCATAAGGGCTCTCGGCGGGACGACGATCCCCGTGCCCATGCGGCTGACGCCCGTCGGCGAGGCCCGTTACAGGAGGCTGTGCGATATGATCGGGGAGGATGCGGCAAAGGCCCTGTGCCGGGAATACGCCGGAACGAATCTTTACATCCCCACGTGCAGGCAGGCCGCCGCCGATGAACGCGACGCGGCCCTTATCAGGGATCGGGACGCAATGGCCCGCGCGGGATTGTCCGAACGTGAGATCGTGACGGGACTTGCCCTTAAATATCATCTTTCCGATAGACACGTTTGGCGCGTGCTTCACCGTGTCCCTGAAGAGAAAACCTCTCTTTTTCCGCTACAACGGCAAGGGCGGCTGTTATGACCGTTTCCCGCCAATCCCACCCGCTGACACACGTCGGCTTTCGCAAATCCCCGGCACTGGTAGCTTACCAGTAACCGGGGATTCCTCTTTCTGGAATCCCGCAAGCCATAAGGGGTTTCAGATGAAGATCTTTGCAAAACTGCTCAATCCGCGCTTCCAATTCTTTTTTTTCGCCGTTCTGGCGCTTTTTGTGACCGGCCTTGTGGCTTTCTGCTCGCCGGAACAGTTCCCGATCGTCCGCTATAAACTCTCGCTCGGTATGCTTGCCGCCGTGATCGCCGTCTTTTTCGACATAGCGGCGTTCCCTTACGCCTCGCCCGATTCCTACCTTGACGATGATTGGCGCAAGACGCCCGACGCGGATCGCCCGCATGAGGCGGATTATCCCGTGGCCCGCTACTGTAGACTGCTCTTTATCGCCGCCTGCCTGCGCCGTGTGGCTATGGTGACCGTCTTTGTGCTTGCCGTTTCCTTGGGGCTGTAGCCATGCGCGCCGTCTTGAAAAAATGGGGCATGGCCTTTCTGGAATGGCTGTTTACCGGCGTAGCATTCGGGCTTGGCGTGCTGCTCGCCGCAGTCTTGTTCTTGGGCATCTGCGCGACGTTCGCGGGCGCGGCACAGGCCGAAACCGTCACCATCCCCCGCGCCGCCTATCAGCACCGCGACACGCTGATCCGTGCTTCCCGCGTCGTGTGGGGACTGGACGCGCCCGTGTCTGTCTTTGCGGCGCAAATTCACACCGAGAGTTGGTGGAAGAACGACACAGTGTCGTCGGCGGGCGCGCAAGGCTTGGCGCAGTTCATGCCGTCCACCGCGAAATGGCTCCCGACCGTTGCCCCGGAAGTAGGCGCGCCCGCACCGTTCAACCCCGGCTGGGCGCTCCGGGCGTGCGTCACTTATGACAAGTACCTGTGGGATCGGCTGGCGGCGAAGGGCACGCAAAAGAAGACACTGACGCCCTGTGACCGCATGGCCTTTGCCTTGTCCGCATACAACGGCGGCATGGGCTGGACAAACCGGGACCGTAACCTTGCCACCAGGCGCGGCCTTGATCCCGATCGGTATTTCGGAAGCGTCGAGACGGTCAACGCTGGCCGCCGGGCATCAGCGAAGCGGGAGAACCAGCGGTACGTTTTCTTCATCTTTGAGCGTCAGGCCGCTTACGTAAAGGCCGGTTGGGGGCCGGGGGTGAGCTGTGAGGATTGAGCATATCGGCAACGCCACGCTGTACCATACCGACTATCTTGACGTTGAGCTCCCGCCCGGCATTGACGCCGTGCTGACCGATCCACCCTACGGAAAGACGAAATGCGCATGGGACTCCATCCCCGCAAGCATGGCTGCGTTCTGGAAAAAGATAGCTCCGGTTACAAAAGAAAACGCCGTTGTGGCTGTTTTTGGTATCGGGACGTTTTGGGTTGATGTGGTGAACAGCAACCGCCCTTTCTTCCGCTATGATCTGGTCTATGAAAAAGGCCCTGCCACGGGTTTTCTGGATGCGAACAGGAAACCGCTCCGGGCACATGAGCTGATCGCGGTGTTTTACCGAAAGCCCCCGGAATACCACCCTCAAAAAACTTGTGGCGAGCCCTATGTAAAGAGGCGCGGAGGTGAAGCCGCCGTCGTGTACAACTACGCGCGCAACGCCACTACGGAAAACGCGGACGGCCTGCGCTATCCCCGAAGCGTCATCCGCTGCAAGGGGCACGGCGGCAAAAGCTGGCACCCCACGGGAAAGCCCGTCGAGCTGATGGACTGGCTGGTACGCACGTATACGAGCGAAGGCCAGATTGTCCTTGACCCTTTTATGGGCAGCGGCACAACCGGCGTCGCGGCCCTGAATGCGAAGCGACGCTTTATAGGTGTCGAAAAGGATGTGCGCTGGTTCGATGTGGCCTGCCGCCGAATGGAAGAAGCGGCAAAGGAGGTGCGCTGTGAGTAGTCGTGTCTTCGCGCTCATCGGCGCGGCCCTTCTCGTTGCAAGCGGTTGGATCGTCCATTTGTACGGCAAGCTCGAATTGCAGGAGGCCCGCTATGAGGCGCGGATCGCTGTTTTGGCCGAGGAAGTATCGCAAAAAGATAAAGCCCGCGCCGATGCGGTTGCAGCAGCCGAGCGGGCGGCCCGCGAAAAGCTGGAAAAAGAAACGGCCCGCGTGGCCGCATTATCCGCCGAGCTTTCAGACGCCCGCAAAAAGCTGGCAAAAGAGCGTCAAACTTTTGATGCGCGTTTGCAAAAGGTGGCTGTTGCCGCTCGCCATAATTGCGCTGGTTTATCTCGTGACTGGGTGCGCCTCTACAACGAAGCCCTCGGCCTTGCCGGTTCCGGTGGTGGCCCCGGAAGTCAGGACGCCGATCCCGCCGGAACTGCTGCGCCTCCCGGACAGACCGGACCCGCTGGAACCGGGGTACGCGGCGACGCACTAGCGACTCCTGAAGATGTACTTGCCCACGTCCGGGACTATGGCGGGTATTGCCGGGGGCTTGAAATCCAGCTCGGTACGCTGGCGAGGGTGGTGTCGCCGTGACGATGGACGCGCAGACGGTGATTATCGGTCTTCTCAGTCTGGTATGCGGCTTGCTGGCCTACTGGGGCACCCGGCTTGAGGGCCGCGTTGACGAACTGAAAGAGAATCAATGCCGCATTGTTGAAGAAATGCACAAGAACTATGTGCCGCGCGAGGATTGCCGGGAACGGACCGGGCAGATCCTTGCGGGGCTGGAGCGGGTGGACGACAAGCTTGATCGCGTCGCCGACTCGGTACGCTCAGGGGGAAGTCATGGAAAGCAAGCATGATAACGAGGTGTTGCAGGCGCTGGCCCGCATTGAAAAGAAGGTTGATGCGCTGGCGGCCACGGTTGAAAACGGGCAGGAACATGCCGCCGCGAACAGCGTGGTTTCCGGTGGGCTTTCCGGGGCCGTCGTCGCCGTGGCCCTTGTCTATGCTCAACTTATTCTTGGGGTACGCGCGTAATGGCCCATCCGAAAAGCAAACGCATGGCCCTGCGCTCGGCATACTGCTACAAGGCGCTGTCCCTTGAGGAGGCCGCCGCCCTTGTCGGTATTTCCATCGGTACGGCCCGGCGCTGGAAGGCCGACGCGCAAAAAGCCGAAGATGACGATTGGGATAAGGTCAAGGCGGCGTCAAGTCTGGCGGGCGAGGGCATGGAAGCCGTGGCCCGCCAGATGCTGAACGACTACGTGTTGCAGCACAGGACGCTCATGGAGCGGATCGGCAAGGATGAAGACATGCCGCCCGCCGAAAAAGTAGAGGCGCTGTCTTCCCTTGCCGACTCATTCGCCAAGACCATCGCCGCCAGCAAGCGCATCCTGCCCGAAACTGACGAACTTGCTACCGCGCTCGGCATTATCCGCAAGCTGGTCGACTTTACGAGCCAACGTTTCCCGCAGCACGCCCCGGCTTTGCTTGAGGTGCTGGAGCCGTTCGGGGCGCTTATCGCCAAGGAGCTTGGCTAATGAAAAAGCTCTCGGCAAAACATTTTCAGTACGCGATCGCCGACATTGCCGCCGCCCTGCAACAACAGATCGAAGCTGATTGCGAGGGGTTCCCGTCCGATCCCAAGGCTTCCGCAGAGCGCCGGAAACGGGCGCTTGCCGATTTCACTTTTTTTCGGCGCACGTACTTTCCGCACTATTGCACGATCGCGGGCGACAGCGCGCTGCATACATGGCTTGACGCCGCCTTGCCGCGCATGGCCGAAACCCGCGAAGGCCAGCATATCGCCCTTGCCGCCCCGCGCGGTGAAGCGAAAAGCACATTTATCTCCCTGTTTTTCGTGCTGTGGTGCGTGCTGACGGGGCGCAAGAGGTACATTCTGATCATTGCCGACGCGCTGGAGCAGGCCGCGATTCTCTTGGAGGCGGTCAAGGCGGAACTGGACGGCAACCCGCGCCTTGCTATGGACTTCCCCGCCGAAACAGGGCGCGGGCGCGTCTGGAACGTCGGCACCATTTTGACCGCCCAAAACGTGAAGCTCCAAGCTCTCGGCGCGGGCAAGCGTATGCGCGGCCTGCGTCATGGCCCATACCGCCCGGACCTTGTGATTCTGGATGATCTGGAAAACGACGAGAACGTCGCCAAGCCCGAGCAGCGGGACAAGCTGCAAGACTGGCTGCAAAAGACCGTGCTCAACCTCGGGGCCGCCGACGGGAGTATGGACGTGGTCTATGTGGGCACGATCCTGCATTACGATTCCGTGCTGGCTCGGACGCTGGACAAGCCCACGTGGCAGTCAAAACGGTTCCGTTCCATCGTCCAGTGGCCGGAATGCCTTGACCTGTGGGACAAGTGGGAAGCCATTTTGCACGCCGACGGCCCCGTTGCAGCCCGCGCCTTTTACGATCTCCATCAAAACGACATGGAGCGCGGCGCGATCGTCTCGTGGCCTGCGGGCCGCCCGCTGTATCAGCTTATGACGAAGCGCGCCGACTCCCACGCGGCTTTTGATTCCGAGCAGCAGAACGATCCGCTGTCCGGGGACGACGCGCCGTTTGCCTCCTGCATCACGTTCTGGGTCGACCGTTCCCACGACTGGCTGCTGTTCGGGGCCGTTGACCCGTCTCTCGGCAAGCTCGGCGCGGGCCGTGACCCGTCCGCGATCCTCGTCGGCGGGCTGTTGCGCGACACCATGACGCTTGACGTGGTGGAAGCGAGTATCCGCAAACGTCACCCGGATCGCATCATTGAAGACGTGATCGCGCTGCACAGCGCGTATCATTGCCTGAATTGGGCCGTTGAAGCCGTGCAGTTTCAGGCCTTTTTTGCGGACGTTTTGGCGCAGCGGGCCGCCGCGCGCGGGCTCGCACTGCCCGTGCGCCCGATCATCAATTCCACGGACAAGCAACTCAGGATTGAGACGTTGCAGCCGTATTTCTCGCAGGGCCGCATCCGCCTGCACACGTCACAGCAGACCTTGATCGACCAGTTGCGGCACTTCCCCAAGGCCGACCACGACGACGGGCCGGACGCGCTCGAAATGCTTTGGCGGCTGGCTGTGGGCGGTTTTGTGTCCCTGCGGGATGCATTCGAGCGGGTGCCGCGTCAAAGCCTGTGGGGCGTGCGTCCCAGTGAAGACGACGATATGGATGATTTTGATACGTTCGGAGGATGGACATAATGCTTTTCAGAAGACCGGCCAAACCGCGCCCGCGCAAGCGTAAGGCGCTCGCCGAGCAGCAGACGACGGCGGGCGGCGGCTTGACGCCCATGCTCTACCTTGAGCGGTGGGGCAACATGACAAACCGCCTGACGCCTTCCCGTCTGTCCTCCATTTTGCAGGCGGCGGACGACGGCGACATTACCGAGCAGCACGTGCTTTTTGCCGATATGGAAGACCGCTGTGAGCACCTTGCCGCCGAGATCGGCAAGCGCAAACGGGCCTTGCTGACACTGGACTGGGAGATTTTGCCGGGGCGCGCCAAGGATAAGCGGGCGGAAGCCGTGGCCGCCGCCGTGCGCGAACAGTTCGACATGTTGCCCACCACGTCGGATTTGCTGCTGGATCTGGCGGACGGCATAGGCCACGGCTTCGCGGCCCTTGAAATCGAATGGACGCAAACCGGCGGGCTGCATATCCCGGCGGCATTCCATCACCGCCCGCAAAGCTGGTTTCAGGTCATGCGGGAAAACCGCAACGTGCTGCGGCTACGGGACGGAACTTACGAGGGGGCCGAACTGTGGCCCTTTGGTTGGGTCATTCATACGCACCGCAGTAAATCCGGCTGGCTTCCGCGCGTCGGGCTTTTCCGCACCGTGGCGTGGGCGTACCTGATCCGTGCCTATGCGCTGGAATCGGCGATACTGTATACGCAGGTTCACGGCCTTCCTTTCCGGCTCGGCAAGTACCCGCCGGGAAGTTCCGCCGAAGACCGCGCCGCGCTCCGGTCCGCCCTTGCGAACTTGGGCCGGGACGCTTCCGGCATTATTCCTCAGGGCATGGAGATTCTTTTCGAGTCGCCCGCCAACGCCACGCAGGACATCCCGGGCATTCTTGTTACCCGGTGTGAACAAGGCATGAGCAAGGCCATTCTTGGCGGCACGCTCACCACACAGGCGGACGGCAAAACGTCCACCAATGCGCTTGGAGAAGTTCACAATGAGGTACGGCATGACATCCTCACGTCCGACGCCGCGCAGATCGCCGCGACGATCACCCGGCAAATCCTCGCGCCGCTGGCCTATCTGAACTGCGGCGTCAGCGATCCGGCGTTGCTCCCGTACTTCCGGTTCGACACAAGGCAGGCCGAAGACATCAAGGTCTTTGCCGACGCGCTTCCGAAGCTGGTGTCCGTGATGGATATCCCGGCGGCATGGGCGCATGAGAAGCTGAAAATTCCGCAGGCAGAAGAAGGGGAAAAGGTGTTGTCCGTGAAGGAAACGTCCGTGCCGCAACCGCCCGCGCCCCTGACGGCGCAGGCCAGAGCCGACGACGGCAAGGCGGACCCGTTCCCGGACCAGGCCATAATCGACGGCATGGCTCCCGACGCGGCTCTGTCGGCGGCGTCCGCCGAATTGCTCGCGCCCCTTTTTGATGAAATCCGGGACGGTATTGAGCCCGCCGATCTTTTGGTGCGTCTTGGCGATCTGTATCCGAAGATGAACACGGCGAAGCTGCAAGAACTTATGGCGCGAGCGATCATGCTCGCAACCATCATCGGCGAAGCCAGCGCGCGGGAAGAGGCCGATGCAAACGCCTGATCTCGTCTACGCGCTGGGGCTCCCGCCGCGCGACGCCGTGGCCTACCTTGAGAGCAAGGGTATTACGCCAACCCGGCATTGGTACGATATTTGGCAGGAAGCGCAGGCTAAGGCCGTTACCGTGTCCGGCATGACCCGGCTTGATCTTCTGGAAGACGTCAAAAAAGGCTTGGTTGACGCCGTCAAAAACGGCAAGACGGGAAAGATGTTTATTGACGATCTGGCCCCGATCCTGCGAGCGAAGGGCTGGACCGGGAAGCGACAGAGCATCAACCCGAAAACGGGCGAAGTGACGGAAAAAGGCCCGGATCTTCCGGCGCGCCTGTCCCTGATCTTTTTTCAGAACGTTCAGAGCGCCTACATGTACGGGCGTTACCGGGCCATGCTCGCCAACGCCGAGGAAAGACCGTGGTGGATGTATATCGCGGTTCTCGATAGCCGCACCCGCCCGCACCACCGGGCGCTCCACCGTAAGGTTTTTCGCTATGACGATCCGTTCTGGAAAACGCACTATCCGCCCAACGGCTGGCGGTGCCGCTGTCGGACACGGGCGCTTTCGGACGTACAGCTTGAACGTGAAGGGTTGATACCGGAAAGCGGCGAAGGCCGCATGGTGAGCCGGGAGGTTGTCGTCAATCCCCGCGCCCCGGAAAGCCAGCAGGTTGTCCGGGAAGTGTGGGGCTGGCAGGAAAGGCCGGGTGGCCTCACACATTGGACGGACACGGGGTTTTCGTACAGCGCGGGCTATACGACCTATCAGCTTGACTGCGAGCTGGCGCAAAAGCTGGAGCTTATCAAAAGCGATACGCTCTATGCCGAAGTTGTGCAGGCTATCAACAACGCCCCGGCCCGACACGCGGCTTTCGGCCTATGGATAGAGGAAAAGCTGGCCTCGAAGTGGAAGACTGGCGACGCCGTGGTGGTGGGGCTTGTGCAGCCGGAAGTGGTGGCCGCAGCCAAGGCCGCCGGGCTGGACCCGGCCCGGATTGCCGTTATGACGGACGACAAACTGGGGCATTCAAAAAGACAAGTACATCAAGAAGCTGGAACCGCCTTATCCGTAGAGCAATATAAAGGACTTGCGGAAAGCTTTTCTCATCCCGAGGCGATATATTGGGATTCGGAACATGGCAACGCGCTCTATGTTTTGCCGGACCCTGATCCCGACTGGTGCGTTCTCTTGCCGCTCAACATGCCTTCCAAAGAAGAAAAACGCATGAAAAAAATGGGAAGACATGATGGATTTGCGACGGCTTACAGGGCAACACGTCAAAGCATAAGGGACAGGATCGGGCTGTCGCGCATAAAATGAGGCCGCTGCAACGGGATTTGAACCCGTATACCACCGCAACCTGAAATGACAGATTGAAGTGCCCGTTGCCTGATTACGGGAATACAGCGGCCTTTTTCTTAAAATACCCATTCACAGCCGGGGAGTCAATGAACGAACTTATCAAAATCAGCATATCCGACGAAGCGTTGCGCGCCGCCCTCGGCAGACTGATCGCGTCCCTGACCGACACGACGCCGACCATGCGCGACTTGTCGGAAATCATGATTGACGCTTCGGCCCGTGCCTTTGACAAGATGGCGGACCCGGCAACCGGTACGCCGTGGCAACCGCTGTCGGCGGCAAGACAAAAACAGCGGGAAGACAAAGGCCGATCCGTTGCCAACATGCTACAGGATAGCGGCCTGCTCGTGGGCAGCATCACAAACGCAGCGGGGCCTTATGCCGTGCGTGAGATCGGCCCCGGCTACGCGCTTGTCGGTACGAACGTCCCTTATGCTGCCATTCATCAATTCGGAGGCAAGACCGGGCCGCGCATCATCCGGGCGAAAAAGGGCAAGGCGCTCAAGATTCCGGGTATCGGATTCCGGCGATCCGTCAATCATCCGGGATCGGTTATCCCCGCCCGCCCGTTCATCGGCGTCAGCCCGACGGACATACAGGATATGCTCGACACCATCACCCGGGACCTGCAAAAAGCCCTCAAGCCGTAAAATCCGTTTTCAGGGCCGTTTTTGTCTCAAGATGAATGACGGCCCGCGTTTTCTTTCCACGTATTTTCTAACGGGGGTCTAACGGCCTTCATTCGCGCGTCGCTTCTTTTTCCTCCCCCGCTTTTCCCGTCCGTACCCGTTCCCCCACCTTTTCACCCGCTGACATACGTCAACTTTCGCGTCTCCCGCGTCCTGCTACTCTGACGCTATGAGTACCGCATACACATCCTCCATCGCCGCCCGCGTTTTGACCGATGCGGGCGGCCCCGCGCCCGGACGCATCCAGCTTTTCCCCATGGGCGAGTTTTCCGCTCGTGACGGGAGGCCCGGTACGCTCAAGGGCGTCAAGGTCAAGGCGTGGACCATCACTCCCATTATTGCCGCCTCCGTGATTGCCCGCTGGCAGGCGCGGGAGACGCCGCTTGTTGTGGACTATGAGCACCAGACCATGAACGCCGCCGAAAACGGCAAACCCGCTCCGGCGGCAGGCTGGATCGAGTCGCTGGAGGCGGGGCCGGACGGCCTCTATGCCACGGTCAAATGGACGGACGCGGCCCGTGCGTTCATTCAGGCAGACGAGTACCGCTACATTTCCCCCGTTTTTTCTTTTGACCCCGAAACCGGGGCCGTGCTCGAACTGAAAAGCGCGGCCCTGACAAACTACCCCGCCCTTGACGGCATGGCCGCCGTCGCCGCGCGGGCAGAGGACGATCTTCCTATGAAGAAAGAGCTTGCCGACAAGTTGTGCAGACTGCTCGGCCTTGCCGCCGATGCGACGGAAGACGCTATGCTGACGGAGCTTCAAAAGCTCCCGGACGGCAAGGCGCTTGCCGTGGCCCTGTCCGAAAAGGATACCGAGATTGCGGCATTGAAGGCCGCCGATCCGGACCCCACCAAGTACGTTCCCGCCGCCATGCTCACCGCCGCGCAGGAGAAAAACACGGAACTGGCCGCAAGGGTCAAGGAACTGGAAGACAACGGCGTCCTCGCCGGGCTCACCGCCGAGATCGACGCCGCAGTTGCCGACGGACGCTTGCCGAAGTCCTGTGAAGCGTGGGCGAAGGCCACCGCGAAGACCCACCCGGACGCCGTCAAAAGCTATATTGCGTCTTCCACCCCGCCCATTGCCGCCCTGAAAGGTACGCAGACCGGCGGCACGCCTCCCGATGGTACGCCGCGCACCGCCGCTCTGACGGATGAAGATCGGTACGCCGCGAAGGTCGCCGGTATTTCCGAAGAAGACTTTGTCGCCGCCAAGGCGAAGGAGAAGAACTGATGCCCATTGCCACCAATTCGCTGCTCAACTCGCTTCGGGTGGGCTACAGCAAGGTCTTTGAAGACGCAAAAGCGGCGGCTCCCTCCCAGTGGGCGAAGCTCGCCACCCTCGTAGCCTCCACGGCGGCCTCCACCACCTACGGCTGGCTCGGCCAGTTCCCGAAGCTCGCCGAGTGGACCGGACAGCGTGCCTACAAAAGTATGAAGGAATTCGGCTATTCGGTCACGAACAAGAAGTACGAGGCGTCCGTCAAGATTCCCCGCACGGCTTTTGAAGATGACACGCTTGATGTCTACGCGCCGCTGTTCCGTGAAATGGGCTACGCGGCGGCTACCCACCCTGACGAGATTGTCTTCGGGCTCCTGGCCGCCGGGAGGACCGCGGACTGCTACGACGGCAAGAAATTCTTCGCCGCCGATCACCCGGTCTATCCCAACGTCGACGGCACGGGATCGGTTGTGAACGCCTCGAATCTTCTCCGGCCTGCGGCTGTCGAAAGCGTCGTTACCGACAAGACCGCGTGGTACCTGCTCGATGTGTCCCGCCCCTTGAAGCCCTTCATCTTTCAGGAGCGCACCAAGCCGGAGATCGAGGCGATCACGTCCACGGCGAACAACACGGTCTTTGACTATGACGAATTTCCCTTCGGTATCCGCTACCGCTGCAACGGCGGGTACGGCTTCTGGCAGCAGGCCATTTGCTGCACGGACGATCTCACCGCCGCCAACTTCCAGATCGCCCTTGAGACCATGCAAAGCTTCAAGGCCGACGGCGGGCGGCCCCTCGGGCTTGGCTTCGGCGGCAAGGCCGGGACACTGCTTGTCGTTCCACCAACGTTGCAGGCCGATGCCCGCGAAATCCTTATTGCGGAACGCGATCAGTACGGCGCGAGCAACATTTGGTTTGACGCGGCCACCATTATCGTCAGTCCGTGGCTTGCGTAATGTACGCCACCGTTGAAGACCTTGTTTCCCTTTTCGGAGAGCGTGAAGTGATCACGCTCTCCACAAAGAAAAAGGGAAACGCGATCGATCGGGAGGCGCTGGAAACGGCGATCGGCTACGCAAGCTCGGAAGTGGACAGCTACCTCGCCTCCCGTTACGCCGTGCCGCTCACCGATCCCGTGCCGCCCGTGGTCATGATGGTGACGGCGGACATTGTCCGCTACAGGCTCACAAGCGGCGACGTGTCCGAAAAAGATCCGATTATCACCCGGTACAAATCGACCGTAGCATGGCTCAAAGATGTCGCGTCGGGTATCGTATCGCTTCCCTGCGCCGGGTCCGCACCCGGTGAAACGGCGGACGATGTCGAAATCAACGCCGGGACGAGGGACTGGTAATGCCGAGCCTTGTAGAAATACGCGATGCGGCGATCCGGGAGTTGGGCTTGCTTCTCCCGGACGTCACCGTCGGGGCTATATCCGGCGGGGCGGACGCAGCCGAAGTTTTGCGCGAGTCTCTCGGTCCGGCGACGGTCCTCATAACGATCTTGTCGGCGCAAAACACCGCGTCAACGGATTCGTTTGACCTTGACGTATACGGACAATTTGCCGCCATTGTCGTGATGTACGGCGGTACCGGACAGGAAGAGCGGGAGATGGACGGGCTTGCCGTGGTTGACGAGGTTGTCCACGCGATCCACGGGCAGATGTTCGGGCTCACCGATACGTCTTTTGCCCAGATACGATCCATTGCCCCTCTGGACGATGAAGAGCTGGAAAGAAAAGGTGCGTGGGCGTGGGCGGTACTTTGGGAACAAGCCTTCACACTCACACCGCCAGCGGAGAATACCAATGAATCTGTATGACACGTTGAAAGACAAGGTTCGGCTTGCCGCCCGCGCCCTTGCCCTGCCTCTTGGCTGGGAAGGCGAGCCGTTCGTGCCGCCCCATGCCTCGCACCTGCGGGCGCAAGTCGTTTTCGAGAACCAGAGACAGGCCACGCTCGGTATGAACGGCCTCACCAAGATCGACGGGCGGATCGAGATCAAGGTGGTGGTCAAGGCCGGGGAGGATTCCCTTGCCGCCGCGCTTGCCGATCAGATTGCCCGCCGGTTCCCGCGCGGGGATGACATCCGTTTTGATTCCGGCACGGGCACCATTACCACGCCCCGGAAGTCCGCGCCCGTTTGTGACGGCAAACGGACCGAGGCTGTGGTCAACGTGGGCTTTTACGCCTTCCAAGCCTAAAGGACGTTACCATGTACACCATCGCATCCGGTGCGAAACACGGGCTCCGGTACGTAAAAGAGACGACGCCGGGAACGACGCCCGCGTCGCCCGCCATGACCGAGCTCAACCATAATTCCTGCTCGCTGACGCTCACTCGCGACACGTTCACGTCGAACGCCCTGCGCCCGGATCGTCAGATTCCCTTTCACCGTACCGGCGTGGACAAGATCGCCGGAGATATCGCGTTCGAGTTCGGGGCAAAGGAGTACGACGTATTCCTTGAGGCCGCGCTTGCCGGAAACTGGACGGAAAACGTCCTGAAAGCCGGTGTCGCGGTCCATGCCTTCACACTTGAGCGGGCGTTTACCAATATCAATCAGTATGCCACGTATACCGGCTGTTTCGTCAATCAGCTTTCGCTTTCGGTGAAGCCTAATGAAATGCTTTCGGGCACGCTCTCCATTGTCGGGCTTTCCGGCGAGCGGGGCACCACGCCGCTCGCGGCGTCCCCCACACCGGCTGGCGAAACCGATCCGTTCGACAGCTTCAAGGGCTCGCTCAAGATCAACAGTCAGGCGATCGCCGTCGTGACCGGCATCGATCTGACCCTCGCCAACGGGATTGAGCCGCAGTACGCGATTTTCGACCGTTCGGCGAAGGCCGTGAGCTGGGGCCGCAGCACGCTTACCGGGACACTTTCGGCGTTCTACGTCGACGGGAACCTTCCCGAGTATTTCATCAACGATTCCCGCGTGAAGCTGGAATTTACCCTTGAGCGCGGCGAGTATTCGTACACGTTCCTCATCCCTTCCATCACGCTGACCGGTGCTGACGACGCCGTGCAGTCCGAAGGTCCGATCCAGCTCAATGTCCCGTGGTCCGCCGCGCTTGATCCGACCCTCGGCACCAACTTCCAGATCACCCGCACCGTGCCCGCTGAACCCGGCGCGTAACCTTTTATCCATATTTTAAGGATAGAGCCATGACCAAAACCACCGGATCCACCGCCGTTGAAAACACCGTTGCCGCTCCCGCCGCCTTTGACTTCGCCACCCGCGACGTTGCAGCCAGGGCCGAAGTTGGCGCAGAGCTCGAAGTGCTTGACCCCGTCACCAATGAGCCCGTGGGCGTCTTTATCATGCTTGCCGGTGCCGATTCCGCCATTCACCGCAAGGCCACGGCCACAATCGCCAAGCGCCGCTTGAGCAATACGAAGGGTTTCCGCAACCGGGCTCTTGATCCCGAGAAATTCGAGGCGGAAGGCATCGAAGTGCTCGCCGCCTGCACGCTCGGCTGGAAGGGCGTCGTTGTTGACGGCGCGCCCCTCCCGTGCAGCCGCGACAACGCGATCACACTGTACACCCGGTTCCCGTGGCTACGCGAGCAAGTTGACCAGTTCGTCAGCGACCGCTCGGTCTATTTGCAGGACTGACCGAGGCGCTGTGCGAAGCCGTCCGCTTGTGGGTGTCCCGGATTATGACCGGAGCGGACGGCGCGTCTCAGCGCGATCATATCCTTGAGGCGTGCAGGCAGACGGGGAAGACGCCGGAGGAGCTCGGCTACCCTGAAATCTCTCTTGAAGACGAGGAAATACCTATTCCCGAAGACGGGTTGTATCTCTGGTTCTTCTTTCAGGAACTTTGCGGCGGACGCGGCAACAACGGCTTCGGCCCCACGGCGTTGTCATGGTCGGACATGGAAGCATGGGCACGGCTCACGTCCGCCCCTCTCTCCCCATATGAAGTTTTGACGCTGCGCAGCATGGATGCGGCCTTTCTGTCCGCCTATGCCAAAGAAACGGAACGACGCGACAAAAGCAAGGGAAAGCGATGACAGGCAATACAACGACGGTAGGCATTGAAGTCCGCGCGGACGGTACGCAGGAAGCGGCCCGCGACCTTGCCGCCGTCGACGCTTCCTTGAAGAAGATCCAGGCGGACCTCGGCGGGACGGCGCAGCCCGCCGGGGTCGCCGCACAGGGGCTTGAGCAGCTCGGGGCCGCCGGGAAGTCCACGGGTGCCGGTCTTGGGGCCGCCGGGCAGGCCGCCGGTGCCGCCGGGCAAAAGCTCTCCGGCGTCGGCGCGTCGGCGAAGAAAGCCGCCGAAGGGCTCGGCTCCGTCTCGAAGTTCGCCAGCACGGCGAAGTTCGACAAAATCGCGTCAGACCTTGGCGCAATGGGCGTCAAGCTCAATACGTCAAGCTTGCACGCGCAAAAGCTCGCCCGCGCCATGCAGCAGGTTGAGCGCGAACGGGCTTTTCAGCAGCTCGCCGCCGATGCCAACCTTTCCACGCTCCAGCTTGCGAAATTCCGCGCCGAGCTTGGCGACACGCGCGGGGCGCTGGCGACACTGTCGAACGGCCTCGGTTTGTCAAAAGCCGCCATGCTCGCCTTTGCCGCCGCCGTGGCTTTCGGCGGGCAGGCGTGCCTTGAAGCCGCGCTTCAAGCCGATCGACTCTCCAAAGCCTACACGACGATCACCGGCTCGTCGTCCGCAGCACAGCAGCAGCTTTCCTATCTCTATGACGTGAGCAACCGATTGGGGTTGCAATTCCAGTCCACGGCGGAATCGGCGAAAACCTTTTTTGCGGCGGGCAAGGGCTCATCGCTTGAAAAGGACATGAACGGCATTTTCGAGGCCGTGGCATCCGCCGGTGCCGCCCTTGCCCT